TGCAGACCGAGCCCCTCCGCCTGACCAGGAACTACCGCGGCTACCGCCGCGGCGAGGTGATCCAGGCGACGGCCGGGCTGGCGAAGACGCTCGTCGAGGCCGGCGTCGCGGAGCCGGTGAAGGCCGCACCGCGGATCCCGGGCCTCGAGGTCGAGCGGGCGGTCGAGTCGGTCGTGATCGAAACGAGGTGATCCCGTGTCGGTCATTCCCGCCCAGCCGAACACCGCCGCGAAGAACCTGATCATCACGCCGCTCCGCGGCATGGGGTCGGCAAAGGTGGACCTCGTCAGGAACGGCGCGAGCGTCGTGGTGACCGTGACGTTCGTCGCCGGCCTGAACTACTCCGCCTGGAACTGCTACGCCGCGGCGACGGCGGCCGACGCCGGGAAGACGATCCCGATCACGCCCGTGATCACGACCGACGGCTCCGGCCGGCGGGTGGTGACGCTGACGTTCGTCCCGGCCACGTTCTACGGGATCTCCGGCCTCGACTTCGACTCGCGCTACGTCGCCTACCCGCGGTCGTTCCGGATCGAAGCCTGGCACGAGCGCGAGCTGGGCGGCAAGGTCTACGCCGACATCTTCCTCGGGGGCACCGTGTCGCTCACGACGGCCCAGCCGAACTACCTCCACTCGGTGACCCAGGCATGAAACCAGACACCCTCCGCGTGATCCAGTGGCCGGTAATCGAGCCCGTGAGCCTCGTCGAGGCGAAGGCCCAGGTCGGCCTGATGCCCGACCAGGCCGACCACGACACGCTCCTCCTGGGGAAGATCGCCGCCGGTCGCCGGCTAATCGAGCGGCGGCTCGGCCAGACGCTCGTCGCGACCCAGTACCGGGCGACCTGGGCGACGGCCCCGGCCGTCCTGACGCTTGCCGCCCCGCCGCTGCTGGTGGACGCGACCTACCCGCTCGCGGTCACGGTGGACGGCTTGGCCGTGGCGGCCGGCGACCTCGAGGTCGACGCCGACGCGATGCCGGCGACCGTGACGCTGCCGACCGGCACGGTCGGGAAGGTGGTCGCGACCTACTGGGGGGGCGTGGCCCCCGGGACGCCCGTCGCCCCGCAGATCCGCGCGGCCCTGCTGATGTACGTCGAGCACCTGTTCAAGAACCGCGGCGTCCTCGCGGAGGACACGGCGGTCGAGCTGCCGCAGGCCTTCGAGGCCCTGCTCGCCAGCGAATCCCACGACGGGGGCTGGTGAAATGGGGCTCCCGTCCGGACTGCTTCGCGAGGTGTTCGCGATCGAATCGCCGACCGAGACCCGGAACGCGCTCGGCGAGAGCGTCCAGGCGTGGACCGAGGTCGGCCGCGTCTACGGCTCCTATGAGGCGGTCAGCTACTCGGAGCAGCAGCGGCGCGGCCAGATCGGCGGCTCGACCCAGGCGACCGTCCGCATCCGCTACGTCGAGGGCCTCCGCGGGAACTGGCGGCTGCGGTGGGTGAGCCGTGGCGACCGGCTCCTCTACATCTCCGCGGTCGTCGAGAAGGGCGCCCGCGAGGAACACGAGCTGACCGTCGAGGAGCAGGCGACATGATCGCGCTCAACTGGCGGGGCATGTCGGGCCAGGTAGGGGCGCTCATGGCCCGCTATGACGAGCTGCCGCGGAACATCGCGAAAAAGCATCTCGGGGCCGCGATGAAACGGGCCTTGAAGACCGGCGTCCCGGTCCTGCGGAAAAACACCCCGAAGAGAAAGAAGACGCTCCGCGCGTCGGCGGTGACCCGCGACACGCGAGGCCGGTTCACGAAGGGCTCCGGCAAGATCAAGAACATCGCCGGAGCCCTGCGGCGGGCGGCGACCGTAAATTCCAAGTACGTCGGCAAGAACCGCGACGGCTTCGTGATCGGGCGGCTTGGCTACAAGTACGGCACCGAAAGCCGGAAGGCGATCTGGCTGGAGTTCGGGACGACCCAGATCGAGCCCCGAAAGATCATGGATCGGACCTACGCCCAGGTCAAACAGCCGGCGTCGAAGATGCTCGTCGGCGAGATGCGAAAGGCCCTCAGCAAGGCCTGCGCAGAACTGGCCGCCGGGAAGAACCCAGGCGGCAACCCTGGCTTCCGCCGCAAGAGGTGACCCCATGCCGATCCCCACGAACTACACCGAGGGCTGGCTCCGCGACACGATCGAGGCCGCGGCCGGCTGCCCGGCCTACCCGCTGGCCGTCCCCGAGGGCGTCCTGCCGCCGTTCGTGATGTACGGCCAGGCGGGGCAGGAGGACCTCCAGACCCTCGACGAGGGATTCGGCTCCGTGACCCTGGTGCAGGGCACCTATTCCGTCTCGATCTGCGCCGACGGCTACCTCCAGGCGAAGCAGCTTGCCCGGCTGATTCGGGCCGCGCTCCGAAACTTTACCGGGGTGGCGGGCGACTTGAAGATTCACGAAACGACGATTACCGGCCAGCAGGACGGCGACGCGGTGTTCCTCGAAGGCCGCGACATCCCGACCTACATCGTCGAACAGACCTACGCGATCACCTGGGAGGAATGACCATGCCCGATCCCGTGACCTGGATCAGCTCGCAGGGGACGACGTTCTCCTTCGCCGGCTCGACCTACAAGTGCATGGACATTAGCCTTGAGGGCTCGGCCCCGAGCCGCGAGCGGGTGGACCTCTCGACGCTCGACCTCGCCGACGGCAGCGAGAAGGTCTACGCGAACGCCCCGCTGAAGGAGCCGGCCGACCCGAAGAAGGTGACGATCCAGTTCCGGGCCTACGGGACGGCCACCGGCCCGACCGAGGGTGCCGAGGGCACGCTCACCACGACCGGCGGCACTGGGACCTACCGGTGCACGGCGTCGGGCATCAGCCGAAAGACCGGCGCGTTCGTCGAGGGCTCGGCCACGTTCGAGCAGGTCCTGTCCTGATCCGGGGGTGATCCGTGCCCCTGCCCCCCAGTTCCCATCCGTGCATCGTCACCTTCGCCGGCGTCCAGATCGGCGCGCTGACCGGGTTTGACTCAGAGGCGCAGGCCGGTCAACTCCAGGACGTCACCCACGGTGACAGCCAGGTGGTCGGCTACGGAGAGGCCTCGCGGGTCCTGAAGGAATGGGACTGTACCTCGATCGAATCGGCGACGGCGTCCTTCCAGTTCTGGGGGCCGCCGTCGTTCGCGATCACGGACGTCGGGATGCGCGGGCTGCTGACGTTTTCGGCCCCCGGGAACACCTACTCCGGAGAGGCGATCCTCACCCGCTGGAGTCATTCCGGCAGGAAGGGGGAGTTTGCCACCGGCTCCTGCTCGTTCCAGCTCACAGGAAGGCGATGACATGACGACGATCACGACGTTCGACGATCTCCTCGCGCTCGGGACGCCCGGCGCCCCGATGCCCTACTTCTGCAAGGCGTGGAAGCGGACGGTCCTCATCAAAGACCCGACCGCCGAAGACCTCGACATCTGGCGGATGTACTGCAACCGGAACAAGGCGGCCGACGCCCCGTTCTCCGCGCGGCTGCTCCAGATCATGCTCGTCAACGAGAAAGGCGAGCCGATCATCCCGCCGGGCGACGAGGGCCTCGACGCCGTGGCGATGATGCCGGCCGCCGGCGTGGCCGAGGTGGCCGAGGCGGCGATGAAGCTCATGGCCGGGCCGACCGAGGACGAGGTCGAGGAACTGGAAAAAAACTCCGACGCCAGCCGCTCGAGCTGATGCTCTACCGGCTGGCTCTGGAGGCGGGCGAGATCAACGTCGAGGAGGAACTGAAACCACGGATCAAGCGGTCACAACTGGCGCGGTGGGCGGCCTACTACCGGGTCGAGCCGTGGGGCAACCCGTGGCGGCGGGCCGGGCGGATGACCGCCCTGATCCGGGCGGCGCTCGGCTGCCGGTATGACCGTGGCGATGAGGAGCGGTTCCTGCCCAGTTATCGCGAGGGAGACGAAAGCCGGCCGGCGGTGCCGCAGACCGACGAGGAGATCGAGGCGGCTCTGGCCGCCCTGCCCGGGCTGAAGAGGGAGCGGAAATGGCGGACATCGGCAAGGTACGCGCAGTATTCACGGCCTCGACGAGCGGGCTCGTCTCGGGCGTGAATCAGGCCGTCGGCAGCATGTCGAAGATGGAGGCCGCCGTCGGCAGTCTCCGGAGCGGGATGACCGCGCTCGTGGCGATCCAGGGGGCGCAATTGTTCGCGTCCGTCGCCGGGGCTGTCAGCCGCGGCGTGTCTTCGATGGTCTCCTACGGGCAGGCCCAGGCCGAGGTGATCGACCAGCAGAGCAAGCTCGCGGCCCGGCTCGGGATGACGCTCGGGGAGTTCTCCGGACTGGCCCTCGCCGGCGACCTGGCCGGCGTCAGCATGGAGACGATCGCGAAGGCCGCGACGAAGGCCGACATCATGTTCGTCAAGGCGTCGCAGGGCTCGAAGGTGGCCCAGGCGGCCTTCGCCGGGCTCGGCCTTTCGGTGGACCAGCTCGGGGGCCTGTCGGCTTCGGAGCGGTTCGACGCGATCGCGGCGGCGATCGCGAAGCTGCCGACGGAGGCCCAGCGGGCGGCCGCGGCCGTCCAGGTCTTCGGCAAGTCGGGCGTCGATCTGCTCCCGCTCTTCTCCCAGGGGGCCGAGGGGATCGCCCAGGCCCGCGAGCAGGCCGAGCGGCTGGGGTTGACGCTGACCAACGCCCAGGGGCAGGACGTCGAGGCGATGAACGACGCCTTCACGATGGCCGGCAAGGCGATCGAGGGCGTCGTGAACCAGGTCGTCGCCTACCTGTCCCCGGCCGTGAAGGAGGTCGCCGACACGTTCACGAACCTGGTCGGCTCGATGGGCGGCGCGAACATCGGCCAGGCGATCGGCGACGGGATCCTCCAGGGGGCGCGGTTCCTCGCCGGGATCGGCGACTGGCTGATCGCCAACCTGTCGAGCGTCTGGGAGTACGTCTCCCAGGTGGGCGGCCAGTGGGGCTCCGTGGCCGACTACATGAATCGGGCGGCCGGGTTCCTGTCGGGCGTGTTCAACGCCGCGGAGGCCGGGCTCGGTGTTGTCGTCCTCGGGTTCGGGGCGGTCGTCGAGGGGATAGCGCGGCTCCTCCGGGCCGGCGGGAGGTTCCTCGGTCTCGACACTTCCAGCCTCGACGCCTACGTCGAAGGGGCGAAGGCCTTCAACGCGGAGATCACGAACGGCATCGACCAGAACCTCGCCGACTCGAAGGCCGGCTTCGAGCGGGCGTTCGGCGAATCGGCCGCGCCCGTCGGCGCCGCCGTCGCCGGGCCGCTGACGACGGCCCTCGACGGGGCGATCGCCCGGGCCGAGCAGTCGGCCGCGCAGGTGGACACGGCCTCGAGGGCGACGCCCCCGGCGGCGGCCCCGGCGGCCGAGCTGCGGAATGATCAGGCCCTCAAGGGCATCGACTCGCGATCCCAGGAGGGGATCTCGGAGATGTTCCGGCTGATGCGGGGCGGCACGGAAGACGTCCAGGAAAAGCAACTCTCCGTCCTCGAGCAGATCCGCGACGGCCTGGGCGGCGGCGACGACGAGTACCCGTTTGCGATCGAGGGGGGCTGATCCGATGGCTGTCGTCTCCGTTCAGTGGCTCCCCTCCGGGGGCCTCTCCGGCAAACTCGGCGAATCCTACCGGCCCACGGAGAAGTGGCGGGTCCGCGTAGACAACCCGCGGACGTCGAAAATCGCGATCGCCAACTCCACCGGCCAGGGCTACGGCGTGCCTCACTGGGACTTCCCGGCATGTAAGGCGATGGAATTCGACGTCAGCCTGGCCGACGATGTCGGCATGCTCTGGATCGTGACCGTCCAGTTCTACGTCCCGCCGAACGGGAAGAAGATCAACGCGACGACCGGGATCCCCGAGGACTTCTGGCAGGCGTCGGGCGGCACGACGAGCGTCCCGGCGTTCCGCGACCGCGATAACGATCTGATCGTCAACTCGGCCGGAGACCCGATCGAGGGCCTGTCCCGCGAACGCGAGGAGCGCGGCTGGGTCCTGACCAAGTTCTATGAAAACGACACCTGGATGCAGGACCGAAACACCTACTCCGGCTCGACCAACTCCGACCAGTGGGACGGCGAGCCGGCCGGGAAGTGGAAGGTATCGCTCAAGAGTGCCGACGAGCGGCAGTCGCAGAAGCTCGACGAGAACGACGAGGAAGGGGCGGTGAAGAAGTACGTCGAGACGAAATGGGAGTTTCGCCTCGACCCCGACGGCTGGCAGTTGAAGCCCTGGGATCTCGGCTTTCAGGAGAAGTGCGACTCCAGCGGCGCCCCGTCGACGACCGGCACGAAGCGAAAGGTGATCGTCGGCCAGG